GAATTTCCACTTGAACCTATCTGTGCGGAATATCCACTTGAACCTATCTTTGCGGAATATCCACTTGAACCTATCTGTGCGTAATCTCCACTTGAACCTATCTTTGCGGAATTTCCACTTGAACCTATCTGTGCGTAATCTCCACTTGAACCTATCTGTGCGTAATCTCCACTTGAACCTATCTTTGCGGAATATCCACTTGAACCTATCTTTGCATAATTATTGCCATTGTCATTTTCTATGCCATCTTCAATTTCCTCAATCTTCGTTTTCTCCAGAGTAAAATCTACGCAAGCCTTAATAAAACCTTTTAAGCCCAACTTGGCTTTAATGTGAAGCTTATTAGTTGCACATTTGTTTTCTCTTTTAAAAACTTTTCCCAGCGGCTCAACTTCTGCAAATTCTGAAATCTCGCCATTCTCGTTTACAAGAGGGTAATAGTCCAGTGTATCAAATGGATTTTCACAATAATGCATCACACCAGCTTCGCATATCTCATTTCCATTTTCTTCATATGTTGTGTTTTCCTTGTACTGCTTACCTTTGCATATCATTCCTTTGTTAAATGCTTTATATCCTTTTACGCCCATCAGTTTTCCTCACTTTCTCAACTTAAAATCTGTCCGACAATCTCTAGTTTCTTACTATCATTAACAATCAGCATAATCAACTGACTATCTACCATTTCAGCAATCCTTTTCTGATTTGCTTTATCTAAGTTTTCCACGTCATCAAGAATGACTGGCACCGATATGCCACTAATCTTCTGAATAGAATTGCAAATATCAACTCTGCCTAAAATCCTGTTGCCCTTGTTACTCATAGTTGTTAAAATGCTCTTTCCATCAACTGTAGGTATGCAACAACTCTTGTAATTGCCGTTCTTAGCATATTCAAACAACTGCCACTTAACTAACCTAAAATGACTGTTTACCGCTTCTGTCAAGGCTTCATTCTTTGCTTTATCTAATTCGTCAAGTAAATCAAGGATTTTCTCGGCATTAGTCTTATTCTGTTCAGAATCAATCCTTGTCCGCTTTAATTCTTCAAGTCGCTGTTCATCTGCTGCCGTATCAGCCTTTGCAATCTGGCTTTCACATTCTGCTAACTGCTGCCTTAAAGCTGTTTCCTGTGCCTTTAATTCTGCCTTAATCGCCGAAATATCATTAGCCTTGTGCATAGCTTCTTCCTTTTCGGCAATCTGCTGTTCAAGTGCCTTGTATTCCTCGGTGGCTGATACATCAATCTCCTGTGGAAGTTCTGCTAACTGCTTTTCAAGGTCTGCTAAATCCACTAAATGTTTTTCTAACTTCTGCTTTCTGTCAGCCAATTCCTGTTCAGCTCCAACTAACAATCCTTTGACTTCATCAAGCATTTTCTTAGCTGTGTTGCCCTTATCGGTAATTCTGCTAAGTTCAGTTTCTTTATGTGCCTTAAAATCTGCCTTTAGTTTCTCTTTCTTTTCCTCTGGGTATTCCTGTTTACAATAAGGGCAAATAAGATTATTCTCGTCAAATACACGCTCTTTTTCAGCTTTCCATTCGGTTCTGCTATCATCAAGTGTTTTCTGATATTCAGCTATCTTGTCCTTATCAAAACTAACAACATCTTCTGCGTTGCTGATTGACTTCTTGCTATCCTCAATCACATAATTAAGGTTACTAATCTGTGATTCAAGTTTTCTCCTAGCCTTGATATTTTCTTCATTAGCTTTGCGTGACATATCGCCAAGTTCAAATTTGAGATTAAGAATATCCGAACTAACCTTGTCATATTCAGCCATCAGCTTATCATTGTCAGTCTGCTTTGCCACGCAATCAGCAATCTGTTCTTTAAGGCTGTTCTTCTGTAATTCAAGATCAGATACTTCAATAGCCTGTTTAAGCTGAATATCTCTTTCTTTTTCCTTAATCTGTCCGTCAAGAATAGGCAAATCCTTTGTAATTTTGGTCTTGGTAGCCTTATTCATAGCGGACAATTCTTCAACTGTATACTTATTAAGTAAAGGAACTAATTCGGCTAATTCAGCTTTCTGTGAAGCTATATCAAGGTCTGTAACATCTCCTACAAGACCGAATAAGTATTCTCTCATTTCTGCCGGTTTCTGATTAAGAAATGCGTTCACATTACTGCACATCTTGAATACATTCATATCAACATCAAGATATGCGTTGAAATCCTTTAATGTCTTAGGCACATCATTAATGAAATACTTGTTATCGTCCTTATAGCCGCTGCTATCTTTGCTATAAGTACGCTTCTGTACTTTCTTCATAGTTATTTCTTTTCCATCAACATCAAGTGTAAGTTCAACACTTGTGTCCATATCATCAACTGATACTCCGTCAACCTCTCGTCTGACAACCGGATTATCCTTTAACTCATAATCACAGTTAAACAAGCACCACAGATAAGCCGTGGCAATAGTTGACTTACCTTTGCCATTCTTAGCCGTAATCTTTGTAATGGCATAAAAATCAAAATCTGCGTGTGCATAGCACATAAAGTTTTCAAGTATTACCTTTTTTAAAACTGCTCTTTCCATAAACATATCCTTTCCTTATTATATATTCATAACAAATACGCCATCTTCAACTTGGAAGTTATCAATTTCCCTATCCGCATAGGCTGAATACTTAGCTTCTTCAAATGAACCGTTAAAAACTGTTCCATGCAACGGTGTCCATATCTGGCATACCACGTCTTCATCAATAGCCATACTTGCTAACTCTCTAACTGTAATCTCACTATGCATTAGCTTCGCCCTCCTCTGCGTAATCAATCCTGCTTACTGATACTTCATAAGCAACCCTTGTCTCAATCTCATTGTCACTTATCTTCTTAGCGTACTCTCTGCTCTGAAATCTTCCCTGGATCTGGATGCGTTCTCCAACTTCAAGCTCACCTGCAAATCTCGCATTTCTTCCCCATGCTATACATGGTATGTAATCTGATTTGCCATATGGTCTGTTTACTGCTACTAAGATATCTGCAATCTCTCTGCCCTTTGGAGTACATCTGTATATAGGTGGTTTGCAGATATGAGCGTCAAGTATAACTGTATTAATATTTTCCTCGAATGGTAGTTCGGTTGCGTCCTGTGCTAGTATTTCAAGTTCTCTTGCAAATACCGATAAAATCAGCTTGCTCTTCACATCATCAATATGCCTGTTGAAGCTCCTTATCTGCCCTGAAACTGTGACAACCTGTCCTACTTTGATTTCTCTGATATCAACAAGTCTGTCTGATATCATTACCGGTAATGTATCTTTGTTACCACTTGTTCTTGAACACTTGAGCATGAATACATAAAACCCCTCGCCAAGTACTTCATGTGAATATTCTGGCTCTCTCTCAACTACTCCTGCTAATGTGATATTGTTGTTATTAATTGCATTTTCCATTTCTTTCTCTCCTTACTTTAATATGTAACTTCCTATCGGTACTTTATCCATTCTTTCAATCAGATGGATTTTGCAGCTGAAAGTATAGAACTTTCTAAAATCCTTTTCTCTCATGGCTCTCTGCCTGCTTCTATTCAACTTAATGATTCTTTTTATGCTACTCATTGGCACTCTCCTCTCTGGTTCTGTAATACATTGTTGTAAGAAATCCTTTTGTTGTTAAGCAATCGTAATTCTTCCATACCTCAAGGCTATGATTTGCTGTCTTAACAGCATTTCTTACTGCACTTCCAATAGAATCCTTACTTTTGCCGTATTTCTCGGCAACTTTCTTAATCTCGCCATCTATTGCTAATGCAGAATCAAGATTGCTCATAATATCAACGATGTATACATAACCTTTTCTGTTAGAAAGAATACCTAAGTTGAATAATTCTTCTCTTATTCTTTTCTCCATAAACAAACTCCTTATCTGTAGCAAAAGTACATATTCTGCACTTTCTTATAAACGCCGCTACCTTGTTTAAATTCAGCTTGATACAACACATTGCTAGGTATGTCATATCCGCTTATTAATAATTCTTCTGCTATTCTCCAACATCTTTCTGTTGGTTCTTTGTAGAATCCACTGTTTTTAAGTTCTGTACATTGATATTGTCCTGATTGATAGATAACTTCTTCAATGCTGTTAGGAAAATACTCACTTTGTACTCGGTTCAAAACAACGGCTCCTGCAAGATATAGCATTTCATCGTCGTTACATGTCGCTCCGCATTCGCCCATCAGTAAATGTGCCATAAGCGACAACTCATATTCATCAACACTTATCTCTCCAGTTTCAACCTTATAATCAACATGTGAGTTGTAGCATTCACTTAACACTGCACTCTGCTGATTAATCTTAGCTTGCGGTTGTACCGGTCTTAGAATCAATGCTATAAGGCTAATCCCTGCCAGTGTTGCGGATATGTTAATTATCTTTTCTTTCATATCTTCTCCTACATGTTTGTATCATGTACCACTTCGGCAAGTGCTATTGGCAACAAATAGGTGTCGATGAATTCGTGTACATCAGCCAAGTATTTTCTTTTAATACTCTTGTATGTCGCCACGCACCCGAATTCGCGTTTTAACTGCTTGTATATATCAGAATATACTGAACCGCGAATACCACCGTCTTTGTACGCATTGCTGTCCTTTCCGCCAAGTACTTCAATTCCTTTCTTTCTAACATGTTTCTGCACTTCTTCAATCTCACAGCCGTAAAGCGGAGTTTCTTCTTCGATACTGGTTATCTTATCTTCAACCTTATCAACTCTCTCTGTGAGTTCTGTGTTACCCTGTGCCAATAATCTAATCTGTTCAGATGTTGTCAAAGGCTTACTGTAACTTCCTGTCTTTCTGATTGACGGAAGAACTTCTGATGTAACCCAGTCTGTAAATCTCTCTGCACTTTCTTTACGGCTCTGAAAGATTGTCTTGTAAAGATTGCTTTCATTGATATACAAAAGCTTCTGTTCTCCGCCTTTTGTAAGGGTAGGAATAATATTCACACCCTTTGAGTTTAGTCTTTCCTTAACCTTTGATGGCTGTGTAAGTTCCAATGCCTTGCATACATCGGCCAAGCAAAACATAGGTTCATCATCTTTAGTAATAGTTCGGATTTCTCCAAACTCTGAATTGCTAAAAATCTGTAGCTCCATAAACGCATTCCTTTCCTTTTGTATTTGTGTGTGATATATTTTGACCTTTTAAGGTGCATTTGAGCGATTCTGCTCATTCCTATCTGCTGTAACTTGAAGAACTTTATATTTATTGATACAATAGAAAGGTGATGGTAGACACTTTCCGAAAGGAGATTGTATGGATACTGTCATAGCATTGTGTATATCAGTGGTCGGCTCATACTTCTGTGGTTTAGACTTCTGCACCCTATATACTCTTATTTCTATATCAATAGAATTAAATAAAAATGCTAAAGACAAAACTGCCAATCGGTAGGTAATTCACACTTGATACGAACAGGGCGCTATCCCTGTCAAAAAGAACTAATGATGTTTGAATAAAAGTTTGCAACTATTTACCGCTACCATCACTTTTCTATTGTATCAATATCAAAAATTCTAATCTGTTTGTACTTTGTGCTATAATCCTCTTATTCTAAATAGGAAAAGAGGTGAAAAATATGGATAGCAAGCAACTTGCTGACCGATACGCTATTGCTAAGTTGTTGGGTTATCAAGACAGTGTTGAACAATTCAAAATTAAGTACCGCAAATACTATGATGAATTTATGTCTACTATTGATAACAAACCAGCTAAGGTAGAAGTTATATCTAATCCTTTTCGTTAAAGCTTTATAGCGTTCAATGCGTTGGTGAGAGAATCGAGTATTTTACATTCACTTTGCAATGCTTCGTTTTTCTCACCATTTACCGCATTGTAGGCAAGTCCAAGCGCAAACCATTCAACATAATCTCTTAGTGTCCGTTCCTCATCATCTCCACTTATAGAAAAAGGTCCTGTCATTCCTACTCCTTCCTAGTAACTTATAAAGTTACTTTCTTTGCAAAAAAAATCTCCATAGGATTTTCAATATTCAAATTATCAATCATAATCTGAATCTCGTTACTGCCAAAAACGCCCTTGTGCATTCGCAGATAGAAGGTCTTGGGCGTTACGCCTATCATTTGTGCAACTTCTGTCTGCGTTTTTCCGTTTTCAGCAATAATCCCACGAAGTTTATTTGTATCAACCATTATCTCATCTCCTTTCTAACTTCGTAACTTTTGAAGTTACTCTTATTATACACCGCAAAAGTAACTTGTCAAGTTATTTTTTTCTTGACTTGTAACTTTTTTGTGCTATAATCAAGTTACCAATAGGAAAGGAGGAAACACTAATGATTAAAACTGTTGGAGACAGAATTAAGGAGCAAAGAGAGCTTAATAAAATGTCACAAGTAGAGTTAGCTAAGAGAATGGGCGTTTCTAAGCAGACATTATATAAGTATGAAAACAATGCAGTAACAAACATTCCAAGTGATAAAATTCAGATTGCTGCACAGATTCTTGATATTTCTCCATCATATTTAATGGGGTGGGAAGATAATTTATCTACTGATAATGTTGATATCATTCCCGACTTAATGTCAGATAAAGAATTGTTAGATAGTGTTAAGAAATTGATAAAACTCAATAAAGAACACCAACAAACTATATTTGACAATATAGCCTATTGGTATGAGAAAGAGGGGCGTTAAACGCCCCATTTCTTTTTGAAAGATAAAATTAATTCATATACAAATTTTAAAAAATTGTTATTGCTACAATTATCTATTAATCCGATAATCTTCTGCCTGTATTTCTCATTCTCCATATATCCCCCTTATTGCACGATATAACACTGGTAGCGATGGTGTTATTATAGAACATCTGTTCTTGCATGTCAACCTACCCCCAGTAGATTAACAGTTTTCAGCGGTGACACTGCCAACGCCAATCAAACAGTGCCACCTAGCCGAAACTTGAAGATTCTGCCCGAACTCTCTCGGACAATTATTATTATAAATACTGATAATGTAAAAATCAACTTAAAGATATCGCAAGTTTCGACAACATTCGACAAATTATGCACATTGTGATATGATTAGTAAAATTAAATTTAAGGGGATTTGCTTATGAAAGAGAGAATTGTAAGCATTATGCTTGTTATGTGCTTATTGAGCCTTGTAGCGTGTCAGAATGGTGCTTCTGATAGTAATGTTGAAAGTACTAATGAAGTTCAGACAGAACAAGAAACATTATTATCAAGAGACAAGAGTGTATACCCTGATGATACTGTTGTTTTGACATATTATAGAGATGATTTTGATTATAATTTGCTTGTTGGCGATAATGTGACAATGTACGGAACACTCCTTGAGGGCGGTATGGAATTTAAGAAAACAAACGGAACTATAACAACCATTCCTGCTGTTATGGCTGTTATGATAGATTTGAATAATTAAAATATTACCGGGAGCATTGCACTCCCGGTATTTTTATTAAGGTTAGACTAATTCACAATCAGTTACATTGACCGCTGCGAATAATTCTCCGTCATGCACAAGTACAACCCTGTCTCCACTTCTTTCTGATACTGTATACTCGTCATACCAAGCCTTAATAGGTGTGCCATCATAATCAGTATCGCCGACAAATCTTACAGTACTGCCCTCTTCAATATCTTCACTGAATGGGATATCTGTAGGCGCATCATCAGAACTTGCACCGCCGACAAATTCAAGATTAGCAATATTGACAGCGGCTGTGATTGTTGTGCCGATACCTATAACAATTCTGTCTCCACTCTCTTCAATTACATCATATTCATCATAATATGTCGCGAATCTTACGCCGTCATAATCAATGTTATCAAGTACTCTGACTTTCTTGCCGTCGCCGCGGTTTACTGTATCTGTGTTGATATCATTGTCATTGTCATAAATGCACTTAACAAGGCTGATGTTATCCTCGTCAATAGCAGCAGTAGTTACGCCATCAACACCGATAACAACTCTTCTGCCATTAGCTGATAAAACGCTGTACTCATCATAGTAAGTGCTGAATGGCTCACTATTATCATACTGAATAGCGTTAATAACCTTAACTGTATCGCCTTTATGATACTTAGTGTCTGGCACTGGCTCATAGTCTGGTACTGTGATTTCTTCAACGATATGGTCTGTGCAATAATCAGTGTAGCAATAGTTCTGGTCTACTGTCTGCCCGTTAATCTGTGCGTCTCTAAGATAATTAACACTTCCACCGAACTGCCACATATCATAATCAACGGCAATTCTAGGTTCTGCATCTGAATACTTTGCTACCCAAATGGCATAACCAGCTTCTTTTACTCTTGAAATGTCTACATAATTGTTAACACAGTTCTCATATGAGTATAAGCCGACATTCTTATATCCTGCATTTCTCATTTCATCAAGAAACGCCATAATAATGTCTGTAAGGTCGTTGCCAGTAACCATGCCTGCTTCAACATCATAAAACACTGGATAACAAAATGATTTGCCTGCTAAAAGCTGTGCAAAATATCGGGCTTCATTTACAGCTTCATCATTGCTTAATGCGTTACCAAAGAAATAGGCTCCTTTGTGGATTCCTGCACTTTCCAACTTGTTGTAACTGTTCTCAAACTCTCTATCTTCGTATAAGCCATCATCAGCACCGCCTGCCTTGATAATGGCAAAGTCTACATTCTCATTATCTTTTGCACTTTTAAAATCAAAGTCTCCCTGCCACCTTGATGTGTCAATTCCGAATAATTTACTCATGAATTTACCTCCTAAATTTAGAAAAATGTGTATCAAAAAAGCACCCCAGTGTTTCCGCTGGGGTGCTTGATTGCGAATATTATATTGTTAATGTTATGCGGCACTGCCAACCTTACTAATTGCTCATTCCGCGACTAAACTGCAATAATATTAAATGCACCGGTGCAATTACTAAGGCAGTATCTGAAGCTTAGCTAAATATAAGTGAGCCTATAATATAATCACCTTTTTGAAATTCACTTGTAGCCCATGCTCCTTTATTACCATCTTTTGTATAATATCGAGCAAAAGCATAATGCTGGCTTGCAGAGCTATATAACAATGTTGTTCCATAGCCTATTAACTTTGCTCGAACTACACCTGTGGCATCATAAGGAGTATAATTACTTTCCAATACTTTACTAAAGCTAATACCCATATTTTCAAGAACTGTTTCTATGTCATAATATCCTGTAAAATTATTCTGTGCAGAATCTGGTGTTTCAATTTTTGAAGCAAAGTATAAAATCCCTGTTTTGGTAGATTTATTATAATAGCAATAATTATAGCCATAACCTTCAAGAGTACCATTTATACTTGCAATATTTTTGCAAAAAGAGTTTTTAACGTCAATATTGTTGTTTAATTGTGTAACTTCATCACGAAGATTGCTAATCATATCGTTGTTATTCTTAATACCTGCGTCCATTATATTTAAGTTTGACGCATTCCAAGGAGTACTTTTGCTTGGAGATTGTTGCCAGTTTACACGGCTGTACGAAAGAAATCCAGTTAAGCTCATAATTTACCTCCTAAAAAATAAGCGTGTGGGCTTAAACCCACACTCTCTGATGATTTACTCTGTTATTGTATCTGTCGTATCTGAACCGATTGTCTGCTGTTCATTCTTTAACAGCTTATTAACTTCTGCCTTGAAATTCTCATAATCATTATCACATTGTGTCTGATTTGTAAGGTATAATTCCTTGTTAGTAATTGTCTGACTAATTGTCAATGAACCAGTTTCCGGTACAGCCGCATACATTGTCATAGCTGATTGACCGTTAATCACAGATGTTCCGCTTAAATTTGTTGTCTTTGTTATACTTAACATATTGTTTTCCTTTCTACCGCTGTGCGGATTTAGTACCACTCTTTTTGTCCCCAATCCCATGTAGCTACAGCTACATCATCAACATATATAGTTAAAACGCTTCCGCTCCAATCAAATGTTACTGGATTGCTCATAGACAAAGCAGGTCGCATATAGTTTTTAAGTGAAGGGTGATATATCTTAACACCTAAATAGTCGTTAAAAACACATTCGCTTCTACTTAGTATCCATTTCGTTCCTGAACCATCATCGTTTGACATTTCAATGTAGTGTCCCTGCATCCGTAAAAATGCCCCTGTACTGCTTTTAATAAGGTATTCACCGCCAATAATAGTAGTGGTCATTGTAATACCTCCGTCAGTTACATTTACATTTTTAAAAGTTCCTTCTAAATCAGCATTAACAGCTTTTAGCTTCTTGCAGTCTATTGAACCATCTGCTGAAATAGTAGTATTAGTAGATGTAAGTGTGAACAGATTACCATTGATATTAACAGACTTATTACCACTAATATTAATTGTTCCACTTGCATTAAGTGTTATATCATCTGCAATAGCTTCAATTGCGGATTTAAGCTCACCACTTGTTGGGTCTTTCTTAATGTATGCTTCAAGGCTTGCTGATGTGGCATAACTTTCAAGGCTCTTCTTAGTGGCATAATTATTAGAAACTTCTAACTTTATACTATTGCTTTCCTTGGTTATCGCTTGTGTTATAGCATTGTTCATAGCTTCTGTAGTGCTATAGCCTGTAAGAGCATTCTTTGTTACATAAGTTGTAGAAATTTCACTCTTGATACTATTGCTCTCTGCATTAACTGCTTGTGTAATAGCATTATTAACTTGTACAGTGGTGCTATAGTTGTCTCTTATATCAATCTGTGTCTTACTTAATTCAGAGCTGATTGTATTAAGGTTCACCTTTAACGCGGCATTTTGATTAAGAAGATAAGCGATTTCGGTTGAAGATATTTCTTTCCAACCGTGCGTTCCGTCTATTTTTTTAATCCAACGCCACGCTCTGTTCTGTGCTTCCCAATACGCTATAATGCCTACATAATTATCATATTCTGCTTCTGTGTATTCCCATGTGCTATCACTAGGGTATCTATCATCGCTTGGATATATAGGTACACTCCACTCATTAGCTGGATAATTATCCTTAGTCGGCTCGTATGTCACCTGATATACCTTGAAATCATCGTTGAGTTGCTTGTAAACATCTCCTATTTGCACACCGAAGCTATCAAGCGTACTTGTAACTGTATTGAATTTGCTTTCGATGGATTCTCCATTACGAATATCAGTCCACCATAGCTTCTGGTCAATAAAATCTTTAGATTGCTTAATAGCCGAACCCCATAATGTAGAATTGCCGCCAACGGTTGTCTGAATACTCTTGAATACGCTATCAAGGGTTTGCTGTTCACTATCAACATATATCTTCGTTGAATTAAACGTGTGTGAACCATCATTGTTGATAACATTGAACAGCGATTCTATATTTAACTTGCTTGCGGCAATATCAGCATTATCCTTAACCATATCATCACGGATAACCTGTCGTTGAATACCTTTATCTGTTAATCCAATAGCGTCAAACATCAAATTGCCTGATTTATCCCAGATATACATGTTGTAATCTGAATTAGCGTCTTTACCTATCTGAACCCTAACCCTATTGCTGTCAGATATTTGAATTGTATTGTCTTCCCACTGTGACTTGCCATCTTCGCTGTGAACAAGTACATTAGTAGTATTAATGTCAAGTGCTGTGATTTTGCTTGCATCAAGACTATCAATCATTGCTGACTTAATCTGCGCTTCTCCCAAAACAGCAATAACAGAATTAGAGAAATCCGTTGTTATTGTTGTTCCTGTTGCTGAGCCGAATATTAATGTCTTGATATCAGCTACACTTGCGTCAAGTATGCCAACTTTCTCATAGTCTACTTTAAGATTTGCGATATCCGCATTAACAGCCTTAAGGCTCTCCACATTAGCATTAATGATATTTGCATATGTTGCATCTAATTTATTTGTTTTAAGGTTATCAATATTAGCATTAACAGCCTTTAAGGTTTCAATGCTTGCGTATCTGATATCAGCTTCATCAACAGATAGTTTATTAATAAGTGCTTTATTTACAAGTATCAAGTCGGCATAGTACCGTTCCATTTGCTTAGTAATAGGACCAGAAGCAACGCTTGTATTCTCTGTGTCAGATTGACCTATAGATGTAACGGTATCCATTAAGCCGCCGTCACATTCGTGCGTAATCTGCATTATAGGCACTTTGTAATCAACGCCACCTTTGTTGACAGTTATAATGTCACCAACTTCTAGTCGGTAATCACCGACAAACTTAACTGTAAGCGGTCTAAATGTAAAACCGCCTATCTTTTTATAGACTTCATCAAGAATTGTCTGCGTCATAAACGGATTGGCAAAACTAAGCCTTGTCGCTCCGTCACCAGAAGTAATCTCGCTTTGTTCTGTGGAACCACTCTTGGTATTATTACATGTCAGTTTCTGTATGATAAAATCTTTACTCGTTGTGAATGTAACGCCTTGCTGATAATACTTATGTCCGTCAAGTACATAACCGTTATCCTTATACCACCTTAATTCAAGGTTTCCGTCAGAATTAATTACCGCATTACAGCCTTGTAGCATAGCCATATAACCGATAATTTCTTTATAGGTATATCCTTGTGGCTTGTCGCTGATAGTATGTGCTGTAACTATATTTGTCGCTAAAGATATACCTAACTTGCCACATATCTCATTAAGAATAGCTTTATCTGTGCTAGGAAATGCCATATCCGAGAAGTAAGGCATATCAGCCTTGTACATTCTGTCGTATGCTTCATAGCTTGTGTATTCTCCGTCACTTGTCTGTTTAGTAACTGTAAATATTCCCAATTTAATATACTTAATTTCTGTGCCAACCTTGACACCCTCAAATATGGTAATCTCCTTATTTTCAAGGCTTATTGTTGGCATATAAATAGAAAAGGTAACACCGCTACTGCAAGTGTTACCTATCGTAATTTCATTATTGGGATTTATCATGTTTTGAAACTTGAAATTGTTAAGTGTTTCGGTATGTTCTTTTCCGTCAACAACATACTTGGAATAGTATCTTGCACTATTTCCCTTAACAATTTCCGTCATAGCTGTGTCTAATATCTTCATTCTACACCGCCTTTATTGATTAATTAATGGCTTATCATAAACTCGATTGAGTATAATTTAGCTGGTGTAATTTCTTCGCATTTATCGAATGCGTCCATAGGAAGCATTGTCATGTCAGGCACTTCAATCTCTTGCTCATTGATTTCTTGCAATTCTTCCTGTAACTTCTTTAAGTTCTCTGATGTAATCTGATACTGATTATCATTGACAACTGGATTGCCGCTGTCGTCCTTGTCTGCATACTTAACCTTAGTGTCTTCTATGGTCTGTAATGTTGCCTTGTACAGCTCTTCTAATGCCTTAATATTGCACATAACAGCCATAGCAATTCTGCCTGTAGTCTTGTCGTGCGATATGTTACTTAAGCTCTGAAATCTGTCTATTAACTCACTTGTTTTAAGTTTCATGTGGAACTCTCCTTTATTTTTGAATTAAACTTAATTTTGCTCCGACTATTAGTCCGTCCTCATTCTTCGCCCTTGTAAGATACGGATATGTTACATCTCCTGTGTATATTGTCATTTCCTTTTGTGTACCACCTAAAAATAAGACTTGTGCTGTTGGGAATGGGTTATCTACGTCGCTGACTACATTATCAAGTAATAGTGCCTGTTCACCTGTTAATGGCGGTAATTGAAGCTCTACTTTGTCTTTGATATCCACGATTGTTCCTACCATTTCTCCATAATCATTTCTTCCTGTATTTTTAGACCATATCTTATTCCTACTGTATGTGTAGCCGTTATATGCTACTGGGAATCTAACCCCCTCAATCACAACTGCGTCAATCAATCAAACCACCCCTTTCAAGGCATTAAAAAAGGAATGCACCATTTCTGATACATTCCTTAGTGTGGTTACAAATTTCTTGCAACCATTATATTTATTTCTGTTTGAGCCATTCTAATATTCTCAAGAAAATCTATGCAACTTCATTGAATAATTGCAGTATAAATTCTCTTCCAAGCTGTGTTATTCTCCTGTGATAAATAACCTTACCATTGTCGAGGATTTCTTGCTTAATTTCTTCATATCCCATACTGCTGTATGGTGAGTAAAGAACCCAAGTTCCATTGACACTGTATTGAATTTTTTTATCAGCAAGTAACTTGTTAAGTTGAATGGCAGATTTCAGATTCAGTTCCTTAGCAATCTCTGTCATTGTATATGTCTTATTGACATGTGTTAAGATAGCATTCTTTCTTTCTGCTTCAACTCTTGCTTGTCTTTCCTGTTTTAACTTTGTTAATAATTCTATTCCAAAGTCTGGATTATTCAGTATTTCATCAATAACATTATCAGTAGCATATATTCCATTCTTGCGAATTGACGGAATAATCTCATCAGCCACTAATGCTTGAAATTTCTCTGCTGTTTCATTTTTGGCTTTCATTGCTAGTCTGTAGAAGATGTTTTCTGGGATAAAATCGTCTTTCCCCAGCTTGTTGGGGAAACCAATATCCTCTAAATATCTGTTGATTGTTTCCCAACGAATAGATATATATTCCACTCCGTTTTTCTTTTGGGTTTGAGTAAACCCAAGTCCTCTAGCAACATTTTCCAATCTTAAGTACGCAACGCCATTCTGCTCATAGCAGTCTACGCCGCAAATATTCTTAGTGTTCATAGGTACTTTAATCTCATTGTGAGAACTATCTTTTGTAGTTGGATAATTATAACTCATTATTTTACCTCCTACAAAAATTTATCATTTGCTCTAAACAGAATCTATTGCGTAGTGGGAGTATATGCCCACAATGCCTCACGCAATAATATTATGCCACTTCCTTTGTAGCCTTGTCCTGTTCCTTTAAATTAAAATTATTAACATTGTCCTGAATGGTTTCTATCTGCTGCAAAACTCCCATAAGAACATATGAAACTCTTTCGTTTTCCATATTTGCTAAAACTTCTGTTACTGTTGCGTGCGCAATTTCTGACGCTATGTCAATATTTGTTACGATTTCTACATTACTCATTTGTTTTTCCTCCGAAAATAATCTTGAATTTTCCGAAAGAAACTGATATGATAGATTTATCAATTCCTTTCGGATTGGTGCTTTTAAAGCGTTGTGTTCGTTGGTAGCGGTGCAACGCTTTATTTTTTTTGCCCTTTTACTTTTTCAATGCCTTTTTTAATCAAATCAAGTATTGTATATCCGCTTTTATCAGAAAAATTCATTATTTCTTCCTTTTCCTCTTTGGTGACACGAATATATATTCTTTCATTTTTAGGATTGTCGAGTTTAGGTCTACCTTTTTTATTGGACATATACTCACCTCTTTTCTGTCCGCACATTTAATATAAACCGTACGCACAAAAAAGTCAAGCACTTTTTCAATAAAAAATGGAACGCACCAAAAAGATACGCTCCTTAATATTTCTATTGCATTAATTCAATTAGTGTTATATAATATCTGTACCGCTTGTTTAAGTGGTATTGTGACTTTTGGCTGTCAGTTGTCGGGCTGACAGCCTTTTGTTTACCAAAAAATCAGCCCACATCTGTTACACACAAACCTATGTTGTGAATAAGTTCCGCCCTGTTGCTTAATCTTCTCTTTCTTATTAACCAGTGTAAACGGTCTTAAAGGATTCAGATTAACAGTATATCTTGTTTTGGATTTCTGCGGTACAGTTGTTGTAATCTGCGTGTGAGAACAATCCCAACTACTACATCTTGGACAATATACTTCAACCAATCCGTTTTCCGTCACTCTGTACACTCCTTTAAAGTTAGGATTTAGTGGGCTTTGAATTTGTGGTTGCTGTTTCTTCTTCACTCCTATTGCTTCTAGCATTTCGTTTAGTTCTTTTTTCACTGACATGCATATTTCCTCTACTGTAATTCTAATGTTAATTTCATAAGTTTTTTATCATCTCCGAGTGGCGTTACTTCTAAATCAACATCGCTTTTATCTTCTAGTATATATATCCTTGCAACTGTAATATTTGTACCTGTCTGTAATTCCCTTGCAATATTATTGTATTCGTCAATGTCAAAACTAACTAATGGATAGTCGAGTTCTTTGCCGTTTTGGAAGCATGTAACATCATAATTATATGCAAAGGTTGTGCTATCTTTTGAATTGTTTGCAAAGTCAAAATAGACAACAACAACCTCTCTTCCATTGTTATCTGTTATTACTTCGTGCTTAAGATATTTAAGCGTTGTATTATCATATCTTATTGTGTCTGTATCTTGCTGTGTTGCACTGGTTTGTTTTGTAGCATTGGCATTGTCACTGCTGTTACCGCTTCCATTGCTAAAAGCGACTATCAGAAATAGTACAAACGATACTATTGCAAAGTAAGAGCCTAAGTGCCTTTGTGACTTGTCACCTTTACTTTTAATTAAATCTACAATAGCCAATATAAAGCCTATTGGGATTGTGAATATAAATAGTGCTGTGATTGCCGCCGCTATGCTTAGTTTACTGTCTTTTTTCTTTGCTTTCTTTTCTGTCATATTGTGTTACCCCTTTGCTTTTTATATATAGCAAAAGAATAGCACAATACTTTTATCTTATCAATACGGAAAAGCTGCTTGACCTGTCATATTTGTATAACTATTAGCTTTGTCTTGCACCATTGTAAACAGCTTATCTGCGTCACCTTGTAATGTTATGTTTACATTGTTGTTAGCTTCTGACATAGCCGCTACAACTGCATTGTAAACCGCTGGATAAACTGCGTTGGCAATACCTGCTGTGATTTCCTGCTGATTGGCTACTGCTGTTCTTCCGTCCATAGTACCAACCATTTCGGGTCCAACTTCGTTTGCGACAAACAATTGTCCTTTGTTTGGGAATCCGCCGTTTGCATACCAATCAATACTGACTTTTGGTACTTTAGGCGGTGCAAGACTAAATTCTCCGTCAATCTTAAAGTGTGGTGTGTCAATATGTGGAAATTCAAGTCCTAAATCATTCCACCACTGCTTAAAGCTGTTCCAAGCATTCTGTATCTTAGTTTTAAAATCTTCGATAGCCACAGAAATGCGTTGAAGTGCTGGTTTGCTATCCCACCAATCTACAACATCATCCCACTTCCCTTGAATACCTTTTTTAATTCCGTCAGCTAAGTTTTCCCATTTTTCCTTAGTAAACCACGGTCTCACATCATTGCTCCACCAAGAAACAATTGCAAGACTGTTCCACCAACCAACGATTGAATCCCATTTTTCTTGTATTCCTAATTTCATTCCATCAACAGCGTCAACCCATGTTTCTTTTTCAAACCACGGTGCAACATTATTATTCCACCAGCTAACAATAGCTGTATTGCCCCACCAATCTGAAAAACTGTTCCATTTTTCGCTTAAAGATGTTTTTATGTTGTCTCCCAGTTCTCCCCATTTTTCCTTAGTAAACCAAGGCGCAACACTTGTAGTCCACCAATTTGCTATATCATCTTTATGTCCGAATGTGATAGTTTCTATCACTCCGTCAATAAAGCTAGGTAAATCTTCAAATGGTGCTTTTATAAGATATGCTAATTGGTCAAACATTGACATATCTATTTTCTCACCTGTTAATTTTTCATTGAGCCAATTGCCTAAATTAAATCCAGCAATAGCGGCTACTATCCCACCTACTATTCCAGCGCCTATAGTTAAACCTATTTCTGTTGCTGTTCCTGCTCCTATAATAGTGCCTATATCTGTTGTAAGTAATCCACCTATTCCTGATATTATACTGCCTGTTCCAAATGATTTTAAAGCACCTTTAATACTTGTTCCTATTACTGTAACAAGGTTCTTTTTCAAAACACTTCCTAAGCCTGTAAATTTCAATGCCGCTATAGCCGTTATTAAAGTCGTTTCAATTGGTGCTGCCGTAAATGAACCACTCCATAATTCGATAGCTGCTTTAATGGCTTGCCATAACACATTGCCAAGGCTTGAAAATATTTCAAGCCAATTAAGTCCAGCTAAATACTCTCCTATATTATGTCCAATTGTATACCAAGGAACATCATCTATAGCCTTTGCAAACCAATTAAAAATTCCTGCCACAAGGTTAGATGTATCTTGTCCTGCTGCATAAAAATCCCCGATTGCAAAATCTTTAAATATCTTCCTAACAGGTTCAAGTGCTTTCTCTATCTTATCAGCCCAAGCAACTGCCGAATTTTCCATATTGGCAAATGCTTTATTCCAAGCTGCTTCATATTCTGCCGCTGCCTTAGCAATATCGTCTGTCAAATCAATAGTGCTACCACCGCCACCGCCGCTTGAACCCTTGCTTGAGCTTGTATCGTCCTGTAATTTATTTATTTCATCAAATCCCATAAGGGATAATGTAGCTTTCTTTGCTGAATCAGCTACATCTTTGTAGCCGTCTGAAATATCTTCTAAGCCGTCTGATGTGTCTTTATATCCGCTTTGTCCGAAACTCTCAAAGTCAATCTTAACCCCCATTAAAGAAGCAAGGTTGACTAATAATCTTTTGATTGCAATAGTTACTCCGTTTACTATCGGCATAACCTTTGAAAGAATTGGGATAAATAGCTGTCCTGCTACCATTCCTACCTCTTTCATATTGTTGCTGAACTGGCGTAACATATTTGATGGGCTGTTAATCGTGTTGGCTAAATCGCCCCACGATACTTTTGATTGGTCTAGTATAGCTAGCACTCTTAACTGCTGTTTTTCCATCTGTGTCATTTCAGACACCGACTTAGAAATGCCTAAGTTGTAAGCATATGTCGCTAATGTAGCATTAGTAATATCAATACCATACTTATACAATGCTCTTGATTGACCGATTAAGCCACTTTGTAAGTTCTGTGCTACTGTTGAATAGTCCACATTAAAAAGTGAGCTTATATCGCCTGCAAGCATTGTCATTGACTTTGTTATTGCCGTTGTTGCTTCGCCTGTCTGTCCTAGCGAGTTAGTAACAGAAGCTAACTGTGAAGCATACTGCGTTATCTCTTGTATGTTAAGTCCTAAGTTCTTTGCTCCGCTTTCTTCAAGTAAACCACCTTGAACATTAACTTTTAAGCCAGATAGCTTTCCAAGAGTATCATTTACTCTGCTTTGAAAACTTTCTGCATATGCCGTAGCATTATCATATCCGTACTTTTCGTAATCCTTATCCCATTCCGAACCAATCTTGCCAAACGCAACCGCTTGATAGTTGAAAGCTTCAATGTAATCTGTCGTTGACTTGATGGCTTCTATAAGTTTCTTACTGCCACGAATTACCATAAAATATGTGGCATAAAACTTACCTATTGCACTTGCTAAACTCCAACTGCTTTTGCTTGCTGTTCTAGCACTTGTAGAAACGCCATACAGCGTTTTTTGAAGTGAGTTTGAAGAAGTACCCACCTTGCTACCTTGACTAGCAAGATTAGCCAATGCGTTAGTCATTTGAATAACATTCTGGCTTACTGTTGGTGCTCTTGATAGCGTTGTCATTAAGCCATTTAAAGCATTGCCTAGCTTTGGAATGTTTACAACGGCGTTTTCTATACTCTTACTGCCTAGCTTACCAAGTGACTTTGCAAATTCTGTGACCTGTGTTGCATTTTGCGGAATAGCTGATATGCTTGCAACTGCCTTTGTGACAGCTTGAAGTGATGTAGCTGTGTTAGTTAGTGCAACCGAATCAACAGAACCTATCTTTGTGATGTTCTTAGCAAGTCTTGTAAAATCTGCTGTTCCTGCGTTCATATTCTGCATAGCAGAACCTAACTGACTAACACCATTTGCAAGACCGCTTAGTGATGAACCATTCACAGTCGCAAGTGATGTTGACAGCCTTGTAAGCTGATTTATCAGTTTATCGACGGAATTGATAGCTTTAGTGGCAGTACCGGTAATTTTGACTTCTAATGAATCTAATTCCACGCTTTAACCCCCTTTATAGGATTGTTGGCGGTAGTCCTCTCTTTTCAGCTCGTGCCGCCCATTTCTGTTCATTGAGTAACATTCGCTGTAACTCTTTATCGTAGGTATCTTCTTCGCTTTCTTCCGTTTTTTCTGATAAAATAGCCTGCTTCGGATATTCAATGTGTGTATCTTTACTAAATGCCGCACCAATGCCGCAAGAAATAGCCGGTATTGCATAGACAAAAAACCAGTTATACATTTCTGCATCTCGATTTTGTCTATCAATCTTTTTGCCTTTTGCGTATAGTAATAATTTTTTAGGTGTCATTTTTAGAAAGTCTGAATAACTAACGCCTAGTGAACTGGCTAAAACAAAGTATTCTTCCCATATTATTTTGTGGAAGTCTGCTTTTTCTTGTGGTCCTGTGGAACTACTGTCGGCTTCTTCTGCTCCTGTGCCGCTTCTTCCACATTGTTCGCCATTTCCTCTAACATCGTTGTTATCCCCGACAGCTCGAAAAAACCATCATCTTCCATCGCTTTCTTGATTTCTTCAAACAATGTTCTATATCCGTAACTCTTATCTGTTTTTCTCTTTTCTGTAATATATGCTCTAGTGAGCTCCTTTGCTTCGTCCATTGTTACTGGGTTATTATCAATGCAGCCTGCATAAATGGCTAAAATGCAAATCTCTGGCACATCTGCTGTCATATTTGCTAGCCCATCAAAAGAAGCCTGTGCAACACTCTTATCTGTCTGTACAAGTAAGTAAGAACCATTAACGACAGAAAACATTTTCTGCACAATTTCCTTGCATTCTGCTGCACCGAAGCTAAACTCAACTTTGTATTCTTTTCCGTTTACATTAATATTCATCATAATTTTTACCCTTTCCCACCCTATCGTCCATATAGGGAAAGGTGCGGATTTTACACCGCACCTACCTTTTTTAAATAATTATTCTGTTACATCATCAAGATATGATGTGTAGTCGGCTGTTTTGGCGTTTGTGCCACCAATCGACACAGCCTTTGATTTAGTCGATTGGCTTATCATTCCCCCACCTTTGTTACTGTGAATGTGCCACCAGCACCCTCGACAACTTGAAGCTTGTCTGTACATTCGATAGGTGAAGTGTTAGGAACTGCTGTTACTGTCATTTCAAGTACTGAATCAGTACCAGAAACATCATTAGGTGTTGCTGTTACCTGTCCGACAAATGCGTACTTAGCAACCGCACCTAATCCGTCAGAGCCATATAACTGAATAATATCCAACTGCTTACCCTCTGCTTTGATTAAGTCCTGTAAATAAGCCTTTTCAAGATTTCCTGTGTAAGTCTTAGCGTCAGATGTTTTGATACCCATTAAGAATGTCTGTGAATCATCTTCAAATGTTGTACTTTCAACTGTGTTAGGTGCTGATACTGGTGCTGAAATCGACTTAGCCGCAACCATTAACTTATACGAGCCTGAAAAACCATCTTCGCTATGTTCCTTGTAGATAACCCTAGCTTTATAACTTGTACTTGCCATTGTCTTGTCTACCTCCTAAAAATTTGCAAAAAAATAAGAGCATTTCTGCTCTTTGTTACATTAATCTGTCATTTGCCGCTATCATTCTTCTAAATCTAGCGGTACTCTTATGTACTTTATTGCTGATCGAGAACTCTGGCATTGCATTGCCTTGAAATCTCATTGTTTTAAATGTATCTGTAATTTCTGCCATAACCTTGCGACAGTCAGACTTGCTTGTGTTAGTGGTAACATCTACTTGAAATGTTGCTAACAATGCGTTAATTGTCTGTCCGTCAAGCGTTTGTCCTTGTTCAACTGCTGGCAGTAAATGAATGTATACTGTCGGGAATACTGCTTGACCGCTATTTTCTCCCTCATTTGTTATGACTATCTTTGAATATGTCTTCTTTAGTTGCGTTAGGGTTTTAGCCTTGACAAGTGCCGTGACTGTATTTTCAAGGTCTATCGCCCAATCGTTTGCATTTGCCATTAACTAAACACCTCTCTTGCTATCTGCTTATACTGATTAATAATCTCCATTGTGGCATTGTACATAGGCATTGTAGCTTTAACGCCGTGTGTATAGTGCCATTGATTATCATTACCTAAATAGTACCAGCCATCTTCAAATGCGTGTATTTGCCCTGGGTATGTTCCTACACCCAAGCCAAAATCATTAGCTTTCGGATTCTCGTTACCGCTGTTGTAATAAATACCAGCACCAAATTCAATCGCTAATAGCGTGTAAAATGGTTCTCTATCTTCTACTTCAACAGTTTTACCTGTAGCAATTAAAATAGCTTGGTAGCCATCTTGAATAGGCTTTCTGTCAACTCTCAATGTTACTGTCCTCCCTAATGGACTTTCATTAACACTCATAATTGCTGCTTTGTCACCTAATTCTGCTAGTCGTTCAACAAGTAATTCACATTTATACTGCAAACTCTGCTTATACTGTTGTAGCTGTCTGATGGCTTCATTTACAGACTTTTCAGACAAGGATATATTAATTGTATGTCTTGCCATAATGCACCTACTTTACAACTGCTTTAAGCATATACTTAGTTGAATATAATGCTGGCTTAATGCCTACAATCGTGAAATCTGCTGATGTTTCATCAACAAGGCCGTCAGATGTGTATGTAGGTTTGCTATCAAGCCATATAAGGTCGCCTTTTTGGATAGGCAACATATTTCTATCTGTCAGCAAAATAGCGTCAAAATCAGCGGTATCAAAGCCATATTCTTTACTCTGTGCTTCTCCGCCGCTGAATGATATGTTTGCTTTGAAATCAACTGGCTCTGAAAAACCTGTTTTTTCTTCAAGAACTTTGGGTATCTTATTCCCCTCATCATCAAGATAAGGAATGAAGTTGCCCTCTGTGTCGGTATATCCCTCATAAAGGATATTGCCGTCATCATCTCTTTCATAAATAGTTACTGTCTGCCCTTGAAGTGAATACTTCATAACCTGCTTATTAATGTCAAGCATTGTTCTTTACCTGCTTATAAATCTGATTAACACCTGTGCTTGATAATCCGGACACAATTCCTACTGCGATTGCATTAAGAATATCATTTGCCGGAAAGTCAGGTATTACATACATACCTATAACGCCTAATATACCGCCTGCAACGCCTACAATTATAGGAATGTAATTATCCTTAATGTGTGGAATTGCCTTAGCTCCTAAGCCTATCAGATATGTTATTACAACGATTGCTACAACTGTTGTTACCGATGTTATATCCATTCTGCTATACCTCCTTATCTTCATTAAGTCGTGCTTCCAATCCGTCTATTCGGTGGTGTGCCGACTTTACACTTTCCTCAACTTTAATAATCCTGTTATCATGAGAATTAAGCTCTTTTCTCATTTCTATAACTTCATTCTTTATCTCTGTTGTGTTGCCTGATATTGTGTCAAGTTTCATATTTATGCGTGTATTTTCCTTTACACGCTCTGTAAGTTCTGCATTGTCAGACTTTTTGTTGTTCTTAAGATTAAATCCCAACGTAAACAGTCCGAAAAAGACGGAAAAAGCAACTGAAATAATGCTTATAATTACTGCTATTGGCATTGATATACCGCCTTTCATAATTAATAATGGCACACCGCCCACCACCCTTAATGTGTGCCGCCTGCTACCATTTTGTTTACCTAAACAAAATGGTAACGCACAATCTTCTTTAATATTCTGTAATGCCCTATAGGCGTTATAATACTTTGGCAAATGGAAATACCCCAACAAATAAGCTGTCCCTATCTCTCCAAGTTCTGTTTACACCGCCCTCATTCATACTTGCCATGTAGTTCTCACCAGCTTGTGAATGGTCGTAGACAGTCAGATTAACAATAACACTCTCAAACTTCTTTAAGTCCTCGGTTATCATTTCATCTGTGTAGCTGTCAGGGTAATTTCTTCTTGCCTTTACATCTTCTGTAGCCTGCTTAATAAGCTGTTCGATTACTGGATTATCTTCTTTGTTATCGAACACTACCACATCAGATGTTGTTTCATCATCATTTGTGACTGTATCAATATGAAATTGTTTAAGTCTGATTTTAGCTTGCTCCAATGCGGTGTATTCCATAATTCAGCTCCTATAATCCTAATTTTTCAATTAACAGTTCTTTAAGTTCTGCTCCTGTAAGCTCCATTGCATTCTCAATGCCTTGTTCTAAGGCAAGTGTCTGTAAGTCCGCTGTTGGCATACGCTTAATAGCTGTCTTTGTGTAATCGCTTGTAGGTTGAACAGGGAATTTGTCCTGCTCTTCCTCATACTTAAGCTCATCTCCATAAACAGCTTCCTGTCTTACATTATCTGCTGTTACTTCTTCGCTCTGCTTTGCGGCGTTGATTTTATGTCGTCTTAATAACATATAAACACCTCTTACTTTCCGAACTTAGCAAGAACAACCTTTGAATCATTGCTTAAGACTGCTGTATAGTGTTCATCACCAGAGATAACAGTTGTCTTTGCAAGAATATCTCTGTCCGATTCAATCTCAACGCTTCTCTTCATATAGATTGTAAGTGCATTTTCTTCTTCTGATACGCCATCTGCACCTGCTTCCTCGTTAGGGTCTTCTGCTGATACGATAACAATAGGACAAGCATAATATTCTGTTGTAACAGCCTTTAACTTGCTACCTACCTTAATTTCCTTGCCCTTTGGCTTGAGTGTATGTGCAAGTGCTGTATCAAGATGAACATTAGTTGTATCCTCGCTTGTTGTGTCAGCTACAACATTGATTGTTCCTGTTGAATCGTCAAGCTCATACTTAACCAGCTTAACTTTTTTAGACTTAACAACCTGTGCTCCTGCGATAGAACCGATAGTGCCATTCATAATTACATTAAGTGGGTACTTGTCATTGCTCTTAAAATCATCGTCATTAAGTAATGTGGCTTCCTGTGCTGGGTTAATGAATAATATCTTTGTAAGTGATGAATCCGATTCATCATCAAATTTGCTATTAGCTGCTACAACTGCTGAATAGCTGATAGGCGCTGCTGTTCCATCGTAATCAATAGGTGCTGTGCAAAGTGCGTCATAGCTGTCATTATCAACCTTTGCGGCGATTGACATAGCAATCTGATTGATAGCTGTGCCAAGTGGGTCGCCATAACCAGATAACACTGATTCATCTGTAAGCTCTACAGCCTTACCTGCTTTCTTAACCTTTGCTTCTGTTGTAGATGTTGTAAGTACTGTTGTACCCATAGCAACACCTTCTGCAACGTCCTCTGCGTCACCAATATAAGCATACTTTGGCACAACGATTGTGCTTCCCGGTCTGCCTACAAGTGTTGTATCAACTCTTGCGATAGGTGAGAACTTAATCTTCTTTGGTAACTTAGCTGATACCATATCAGCCATTACCTGTGGGTCTACTAAATTTGCTAACTTAGTCTGTGGCATAGTTTATTTACCTCCATTTTCTACTCTGTGAACTTCTTATAAAGTTCTGGATTCTTATTTTTGAACTCCACTCTTTCGTGGTAATTCATCTTGTTAAACTGTTCCTGTGTTATCGTGCTTTCTTCTCCACCGCCTGCATTAATAGTCGGTCTTGATTTAAGCCACTCTGCCTTAGCTTCTTTAACCTGTCTTTGCACTTCATTAGCAATTACAGTTGCTATAAGGCTATGGTCTGCGTCTGCAACCGCCTCAATCAAAGAATCAATATCCTTTCCATCGCCTATAACTTTCTGATAAGCATTGACAGCTTTCATATGATTAAGCTCTTTGCTCATGTTCTCGAACTTTTCAGCCTGCAATTTTTCAGCTTCTGCCTTTGCTTCCGCTTCCTGTTCTTCTGCTGTCTGCTTTGAACGAAGTTCTTTCTTGTACTTAGCTGCTTCTGAACTAGCTTTATCGGAAGCGTTCTTATACTTCTCTTTTTCAGCTCTTTCACTAGCAAGCTGTGCCATAAGTTCTTCTACGCTAGGTGTCTGTTCTTCGTTCTGTGGCTCATTATTAGTTGTTGGTTCTGTTGTTGTGTTAGTTACATCTGCCATAATTTCTTTACCTCTGCTTTCTGCGTTTTTGTTGTTCTCTCAACTTCTTGCGATATTTGTATTGCCCTTTCTCTAGGGCATATAAAAAGCCACAAGGCATTTTCTACCTTGTGGCTCAATATCAATTATTTATCTGTTCTGCTCTTATCTATAACTGGACTATTTTCTGTCTGGTCTGATAAGTCTTGCATTGTGCGGTCTTTGTTAGGTGGTTGTTCACCATCTCCACCCTCTGCTTGGTTCTGTGTATCTTTGTTGATTATACTGTCTTGATATGCCTTAACCATTTCTCCGCTTCTCGCTACAACATCGTTAGGGTCATCAAAGAATGGAATTGCATCAACTGTATCTTTAAGGCTAAATCCGTGGCTTATTAATGTCGCCATGGCATTAACCTTGGTTGACATTTCATAAGTTTTTTGTCGCTTAATGTTAGGCTTTACATCTCTTGCCCTCAATTTAAGTAATGGATTGCTGCTATTAACATTGTTTGACAGCTTGATAGCTGCAAGAACAACTTTTATCTCTTCCATTTTGCAGCCATCTGTAATTAATTGCTGTTTTGCCGCTGCTGTTTCAGCCTGTGACCAGCCTGTTGCATCTGACATTGCAACTCCTGTACTGCCACCGCTATTATCATTTCGTTGTGGAACATTGCATTTCTGCAAGATTATCTGTCGCCTTGATTGGATATTGTTAAGCATACCTGTGTAATCATAATTAATTGCAAGTGGCTCAACTATTGGAGTTTTGCCATCTGCTGATGTATAGGTCTGCATCCATTCTCCAGATTTTGGTTTCCTTACTTTTTCAGTAATGCGTTGCGTTCCATCTTTATCAACTGTTGTTTCCTGTTCAACTGGGAAATCAACATCATTCGTATGCCATACCGCCTGCGTATTCTGTTCAACATCATTTGTAAAATCTGAAATGAGTAGGTTTAAGTTATCCATTTCAGATATTTGCCGTTCAAAACAGCCCATTCTATCAAATGACCTTGTGTATTCAATGATAGGAATTTTATGCAGTGGATTTTCTTCTCCGCTTCTCTCTAAAAATCCCCATTTTGTTTTTCCTTTTTCTGGTCCGTTAGTAATTTTTATCCCATCCGTAACTTCATAACGAATATCTTTTGTAAAACAGGTGTAATATCTTGTACCGCTATGCTTGTCTTTAATATAAGTGCCTGCAAGAATAACCCTCTTGTCACTATAAGCTGTTGACCTTATGACAAATGTTGTTCTTGGGTCTAATACATCATATGTAAAATAGCTTTCTCCATCCTCATATTCTGTGTTTACATCAATGAGGACATATCCAACGCCACCAATTTCAACATATCTTGCAAGTTCCTGTTGCTTCTGCCTTGCATTCTGTGATTCGTAGCAACTGTTTAATTCTGCTATAGCTTTTGTAAGGTTAGAATCCTCATTGTCGCCATTTTGAACTAACGTTATAGGATTTCCCCACTTAAAACCTAAATTGAACTCCGTGACTTCATTAGCCACATTATCGCAACACTCACAGTCAATGTCTGGTCTGTAAGTCTTTGGATTCTTCCTAACTATCGGCTGTATTCCTGCGTCATAATCAAGAAGAAACTGTATTCTGTTGGAATTAATATCATGTTCCAAAATTGCTTCACGCAAAATCGGTATTATATTGTCAGGTGTTATTTCTTTTGCACCTGTATAAATAGCAATTCTTCCTGTCTGCATTATCTACACCTCTAATAAAATGTCATGCCGCTTGAACTTCTGCTTTGTGGTATTTCCTTAATCTGAAAATTATCATCATCGTTAGGCACATACCATATCCATTTGTGGCAATGCTTGCACGCTAATTTATGTGTTCTTGTGTCTTTGCTGTCTGCCTTAGTCAAAAACTTATGGCAGTTCGGACACATAATTGATTTATCTTTATTCATATTTCTACCTCGTTGCATAACAAAAACACCGCCGCAATTAAGCAACGGTGCTTCCGATAAGGATGTGTTTATGAAGAAACATCTTTGTGACTTCTTACAGATATACTATACCACGCTGGTAATGTGACATTCTATGACATCTTTTACAGATATTCACTTCCATATTTGTCTTCAAAGGCTTGTAGTGCTTTAGCATGTATTCTATGTACCTGTCGCCAACACCAGTCTGTTTCATTTGCAATTTTTTCAAATGTAAACTTTCTGACATATCTTAGAAACAATACTGTGTAATAATCTTCGTTGTTTATCTGTTCTATCTGCTCTATTATTTTGTTCTTTACATCAATGTATTTATCTATAAGCTTGTCAAGGCTTTCTTCCATTTGTTCAAGTCTGACATATCCGCATCCTGTTTTGTCCGGATCTGATGATGACATAACTCTTTCTTCATTAACAACCGCTGATATGCTGTATGATAATTCTTTATACTGTGTTATTTCTATCAACTTATTATCAATTATCTTATTGTAATAGCTTATCTGGTTAAGATAGTCCTTAGTTGTCATATAAACCCTCCTGTTATATCGGACTTGATATTATTACTGTCTGCTTTATCCTATTTCCTTTTGTCATTCTTAATGCAAAGTTTGAGAAAACATCTGGAACATCATCTAATTGTTTCTTGCCTGATACCGAATACTGTTTTAATAGTGACATCATCACTCCATATGGCTCATTAGGCTTATAAAGCGATGCGTCTTTAAAGATAATATGTTGTAATATCCAGTTAGAACATTGAAATATTCTTGCTTCCTTATTCGTTTCAGTTGGTGTATCAGTGATGTTGCATATCCAGCCGACACTTTCAACTCTCTTATTAACTTCCATAGCCACTCTATCGCCGCCGGCGTTACGCTCAAATTCGCATTCTTGTACTTTATTATTCACAAGAACTCCTGCGGCATTTCTGTATTGTTCTTCGTAATCCGCTGTGTTATCGCATACGCAATCAATGCAGTAATAATCTTCTCCATGTTTCTGTAATACTGGCAATACAAAATAATCCGTGCCTTTACCTTTTGTATCGCATTGAGCTGTAATAATCTCCGGTTCTCCGTGTGGCAGATTAAGGTATCTGCGGATTTTATCATCTGGAAACAATAAACCCTCACGCTCAATAGGCTCCTGTTTATATAAACACCTGTAAGAGATTTCATCCATTAAAAGCTGTTGGTCAGCAAAAAACTCTTTTGTAAATCCGCTATACTCATAATCAAAATTACTCTCGCCTGTTGCTGGATCAACATCTGGCACAGCAATGGTCTTAACTCTTTTATTGCCTGCGTACATATTCTGTATTCTTCCGATAACATCATGTACGCTCCAACGTGTAGCAATATGTATTTCTTTGCAGTTATGTCCGTCTGTATCTTGGATTTTTCTTTGCCTAGCGTCTACCGCATATTTATCCCACAGCTTATCGAGTACCATAGGATTTAAGGCTTCTTCAATTCCACCTATCATATCATCCACAAGCAAAAATTTACTTGCACGAACTTTACCAGCGTTTTTACTTCCAACAGATGTACATTGTACGCTTGGAAACGGCTTATATTTACCAATATTGAACTGTTCCAGCTTTGCGTTAGTGCTTGTAACTGTAAGATTGGGGAAGATTTCGTTCCATGCATATTCATCAGCATTTGTAACAATATCGTATACACCATCATAATACATTCGTGTAATGTCGCCGGAATGGGAATAGAAAAGACAAAAATCATTAGGAAACCAGCCGGCTACTAAAGCGTTAAACATCTTTTCGATAGTTGTTTTGCCTGCTCCGGGTATTAATGACACACACAATATATCGTATTTATCATCAATCATGCCCTGTAAGGCTTCTATTAACCCCATTTTCAAGAATTGTTTGCGACGCGGCATATAGAATCGTTCTTTAGGCTCTCTTTTCTTTTCAAGATACCTAAATCCGCTATCAACAACTTTGTGTTGAGCTTCAATCAGTAAAATATCATAAAACCAATTAATCAGCTCATATTCCGTTTTATTTGCAAACGCATACTTCTCTAAATCCCATATTGTTCCGCCTGTCTTATTTTTACAGAAACGCTCTATAATGTCTTTTGCCCTTTCTGTAAGTTGTAGTCCATACTCAATATCTTTCTCGCCGTTTACGGCTACGCTACAAGCGTCTACATAGGCATTAATTACCTGTTCATCTATTCCATTTTTCTCTATGTAATTTTCATATCCGTTAATTGTAGAAATAAGGCTCTGACTAGCCATAAGAAAAGCACCTCCACTTTTAAAAAGCAAAGGTGCTTATAGACCTCTGCCTATAACTGTTTTAGGGTAGCGACTACAATCAATCTGTAGCCGGTAAAATCACTTAATCAATATCTGCAATGCTTTCTACGAAGCAGTTATAATAGATGTATCTCTTTCCATTAAAGTCAAACTTAACATATCCACCATCGTTTGTATCAATATCAATCTTGCCTTCATATGTTGCAAGCTCTTTACCATCTGCCGTATATACAGTAATTGTTCTCTGCATACCGCCATTTACGTCACTTTTCATATCTGTTACCATTCTGTCCCATGACGCACATCCGGTCATTCCTAAACACAATGTCAATCCTAATACAATTGCTATAATTTTCTTCTTCATAAAAATTCCTTTCCGCTGATAATCAGCAATTATTGTTCTAATTCATCCGCACGCCTTGTCATTTCAACCTGTGTTCCGTTTTCATCCCTTGCACCGACAGTTACATATCTGTTACTTCCACTCATCATATCCCCAATCCGTATTTCCGTTTTATCATCATCAAACTTGTAACACTCACGCATTTTCTCAATGCAGTTATTCATTTCTGATATTTTCACAAAATCACTTCCTATCCTTTTTGATAATCTCTCTGAATACATCAAGCGTCCCTGTTTCTTCAAACAAAAACACTGTTCCTGCAATGCATATAGATATCATAAGTGCCGCAGCTGCTATAATCACAATTAAAAACATAATCGTAAAAGCACTATTCATTCCTCATAAACCTCTCAAAATCTTTTCTGCACTTAGGGCATAAGTCAATTTGCTTTGTCTTCGTGCAATAGTATTCGTCCAATATAATACTGTCTATACCATCTTTACTTATAACCGGCTCTATTCTCCCTTGTTCAATTTCTGCAAATATTTCTTTGAAACACATAGGTCTTTTTAAATTTACGGTTCTTAGATAAGGGAATATTCGGTCATACCATATTTTAGGCTTTTCTATTTCTGCGCCGCACCTGTCGCAAGCGTGCCATTCTTTTTGATGTTTCATTCTTCCACCAACTTTCTACCGCAGATAGGGCAATAATCTATTTTCATTACCATTTCAACATTCATATCTTTACTGCTACACACCGCAAAGGACGGACATTTATTCAAGTCGCATGTAATTACAGGTTTATTTGACAACTTATCAAGCTTAAATTTACCATAACGCGTTATGACAGGAAAATTTTCCTCACAAAATTTACACATATTGCACCTCAAATCTTCGTAAATATATCCAAATCATAGTTATCTCTGATATAGTTAACAACTTCTTGTAATTTTCCCCTTACAAATTCATCATTAGCAATATCTGGGTGCGCGTAAAACATACAACTGTCTTTCTTTCCGTCTGCTTTATATTTACGATAGTTAAATGTCATCATAAACAATGGTATTCTTGTTAAATTCTTTGTCTTGCGTCTTATCCAACGATTAGCAATTCTCTCAATCATTATTCTTCCCCCATAAATTATCTGGTAATTCTTCGCCGCCATAAATCTTGTTAGCGTATTTCTTAAATGTCGGTACGCTACAACCTGCTACTTTTGCCGCTTTTACCTGTGAAGCCTGCCCTGATATGTATAAGTTAATTGCTTCATAAAACTTATCTTTGTTTAGTGGGTGTACGCCCATAGCCATAATAATCACTCCTTTACATTTCTATAAATCTATTTGCCAGCTTGCCAAGATATTCAGCGTTGGCAAAATGTGTTATTGAGTAGTTTGTGCTTTCTCTGTGTTCTCTGATGAAATGGTCGTTAATCATTCTCTGTAAAACTGTAATGCCCTTATCGTCTGTTTCGTATATATCATCAGAATTGAAATGTCCGTGTTCTGTATCTGTGATAGTTGATAGAACCGAACATATATTCTTTAATGTCTTATCTGTAAGTATTGGGTGTACTTTATGGAAATAGATTTCATATAACTGCATATACATCTTAAATCCATCCTTAACGCAATCACATATAGCTGAATTATCTATGTCATTGTCACAGATGTTATTGAACCTATCAACCATATCTTTTTCTTTAAGTAACATTTCATCTCTTGTGACAGCTCTTGCCGTCGGTTTCTCCGAAAACGATGTATGTACCTCTCCATCAATGTTAATTGATGTATTATCCTTATTAGTAATTTCTGAATTATAATCTCTGTTTAAGTAATCTATGTTAGTATTATCTGGTATTGCTTCGTCACTGACTTGTGTTTGATTTTCCATTGACTCATTATTGATTACGCACTCGTGCGTAATGGTTTTTTCATTTTCTGGAATTTCAATTTTATAATCGCTTAATGGATAGCCATTCTTTTTAAGGTCTTTTGCAATATTTACAAGATTTACCCTATATTGCAATGTTCTATCCCACTTATATTTAGGGTTATTTCGTTTTGAGATATAACCCATATTCACCAAATCGCTAATATATCTTCTTATCTGGCTCGCAGATAAACCTAACATAACCTCATCAGCTAATTCTTCGGCGGTTTTATATATCCAACCATAGAAAAGCTCTCTTTCCTCTTCTCCATTGCTCTTTGCAATCTCATTTTCTTTCTTGATAAACTTATCGGCATCTGAAACTCTTTCAGACCAATAGATAAACTGATTAAGAATGATTGCTTTTCTATAATCGTTTGTTATTGATAATAAATCTTCTCTGATTACAGCCTTTTTAATTCTAACTTCCGCCATATTAAACACCATCCTTTCTACTGATTTTGTATAAAGAATGAAATTCATAATGACAATTAGGACATATCCTTACAATTTTTGTTCCACCCATTGATTTTGGTATTGGATAATGGTGTTCGTTTATAACATTGCAACCGCAACCACACCATTCGCATTTAAACTTACAATTATGTTTACTTTTTAAAACAATTTCTTTTGCTTCTTTTGGCTTTATTTTATCTGCTGTTATATAGCCTTTGTAGAGAAGAAAGCTTAAAGACCTTTGTATTGTTTTTATTGAGAAAAATGGTAAATATCTCTTTTGAACATAGGTTAAATCCTGTTTATTAAATAAATCAATGTTGTTTTCTTTTTTAGCCTTTTTGATTTCTGTATAGACTACTGAATTGTGTAATCCTATTTGTTCTGCCAATCCAATATCTACTTGCAGTGTGTTTTTTGAATTAAATAAATCTTTTGCCGTCATAAATTACCTCCTACGAAAGATAATAAGAGCGTTCCGCCTTATTCGCTCAACTCTACGATTAGTAATAACAACAAACAGGCAGTCGTAGTTCTGCTTTTCGGTAGCTAACCTAGTTTGTTGTAATCGGATAGACAGGACTTGAACCTGTGACTACTTGAACAAATCAAGCGTTACTCTCAACTGAACCACTATCCGTTGTACAGTTTCTTGTGTTGGAAAGTATTTATGGCACTTCATTACACTATTTGCCATCCTGTTCGCAAATCAACCAACACAAACATTTTAATTATTTCAGCAGGGAATACTGCAACGCCTGCTTATTCGGGAGCTACCCGAAAACTTGCTATGGTGAGGATTTGCACCTCCACATGACACTTAAGACGAGTTATCTAAGTTGCAGATTTCAACTCATAAATCTACTGCAATACTGGCTACCTATTTCAGCACATAGCAACTTACTCACACCTCTTAACCTAGGATAAGTCCGCAAACAGCATTACGCACGCAGACCTAAGAAGTGCTTTCAAAACGCCGACATCGTGAATCGAACACGAACAACATTTCTGCTGGATAGCTTAGCAAGCTACTGGAATACCTTTATCCCATATCGGCAAATACCGCCTGTAACGGCTATCAAGAAACAAGAACAGAAACAATAAAATATTAGGGGTATTTTAGTAAGGAGTGCTTCTTGATAAGTTGGTTTTCACATGACTGTGTATATACACGCCAAGCCCTCTCAAGCGGTCTTGCACCGCTTTTAACTGAACAAAATCCAAAGAGGTACATGAAAGGAGGACTACCTTAAAATGCAAAACATGGTAGTCTACGATAAAAGTAAGACAAACTACCTCAGTGGGATTCGAACCCACGCTAACGGAATCAAAGTCCGGTGCCTTACCGCTTGGCTATGAGGCATTGATATGGCTATTCTGACAATTCTATGTATTTGTCAATGTACCACTTGGCTTTTTTAATATCCTCTAAGCCATTCTTGTTATTATGTCTGTAAATGTACTTAAAGGCATTACATAAGCAAAAGTTCTTAACGGCTTCCTTGCCCTGTGTTTCCAACATAACATCTATACATTCAAAGCTGCCAGTCTCATAATGGCTTGGATGATTAACATTGTCATTTACCGGCTTTCCATTGACGCTAGGTGCAACATCTTTGAGTGGAATAAAATTATCAAACTTATCATCGCTCTTAGCACCGTTATGTGTGCAATTATTACATGCGTATTCTGACTGAAGTCTACTTGCACAATTAATACAAGGTAATGGATATGAAATATCGCTCATTAGACATCACCTGCCTGTCTGTGATTAGCTCTGTAAGTATCAAATCCCTCTGGATATCTTGCTTTCAGCTTATCAATGTTAATCTGCATGATTTCATCAAGGTTCCAACCGAAGGATTCACAAAGCATTGCAAGATACCAACAAATATCGCCAGCTTCTTTCTTTGCGTGGTCAATATCAAGCTGCTTCTCGTGGAAAATCCATTTTTTAAGCATGTCGTTAAATTCTCCAACCTCGCCAGATAGTCCAAGGCAAGCATTAAAGATGCCACCAAAATCAAGATGCTGTTCGTCCTCTGCAATCAAATTTTGCTGCAGAAGATATTTCATATCGCACGTTAACATATTTTCAAGCATTCTGTCTGTTGCTTTGCAATCATTTGTCCGCATAGCTAATGCCTGATACTCATTTCCGGTCATATATCATTCTCCTGTCCGAAACACTCTTTTTTGTTTTTAAAAATTTTTTGGAATTTACTCGGCTGAATTAGCCGTTTTCTGATGTGTTTATTGAATATCTTGTGAATAATTAAGATGTGTCTATTATACACCTATCTATCAGATTTGTACAGTAGATTTATTGATTATATTATATGGGTTATTATCAGGACTATATATTAATAAATATAATGGTTATTGCTGTCTCTTATACACATCTGACGCTGCCGACGAAGAGGATAG